GAATCTCTTGATTAAGAGCAGTTCCAATCTGATTGAACAGTTGATCGAATCCGATGAAGGATGCGCGTGGGAACGTATATGTTGTAGCTGTCATGTATATTTCCTCCAGTTAAGCGAGGTTATGTTATCAGGAACCAGTTAAGCATTCCTGTGACCGATGGAATTACCGGTCAGACATATTTATATCATTTACCCGTATTGCCGATATTATATTTAGGTAGAAGTTGCCAGTTTGCTTTTTCTTTATGTGGAATGATCTTTATTTGACGGAGTGGTGCCTTTACTTGAACCTGAGTAGGATTGACTATCGTAACTAATCCCCAGTCTGATAATAAAGTTGCAATTGTATTTCTACGCTGGAGATCGTTCTCCGTTAAATTAGATGGCTTACCATCAAGTAAAAATAGTTCTTTAAAATGGACAATGAAGTATCTTCCTTGCTTATGAAGGATATGGCATGACTGATATAGCTTATTCGTTTCTTTTCGAGAAGCAACGCCAATTCTCGTAAGTGTTTCTCTTACTTTTAAGAAGTCGTCTGGCTCGTTCAGCGTAATTTCGAGCATCATCGATGGGTTCCAATCTACTGGAACCTCTTCAGTGATATTACTTGGGTTTTTGTTTGTTGTTGCGTCCACCTTGAAATAGTTTTCGTTTGAGATCTTCAATTTGAGCTGAACTCAAGATCCTCAAAGCAGACTTGGCCTTTTCATTACTATAACCATAATATGCTTTAACAATCATGAGAGATTCATGCTCCTGAGGTTTATCCCATTTGCTGAATCTTTTCTTTTTACGAATACTATTTATACAGAAATGATATTGGAGTTTATTATCGAGATGATGGTGTATATTCATCTCGTTAGCGAACAAAATTGTATCATGAAAGTATGAAAGTCCTCGATTTATCAGGTATGGGTTATATGCCTTTTCGGCAATATCGTCCACCATGATATCCTTCTTCGTATCATTAATCGAATTTAGATATTCGAAAGGATTCATTACTTCCACTCCGTTGAAGCCATAAGCTCAGTTAAGCAAGCGACCATATTAATTTCACGATCGGCTACAAAACTATTCTTATATTGATACTCGGCAAGAACCAATACGATCTGAGGAACACTATCTGGCTTTGCGTATTCGAGCATATTATCATAAATCTTTCGAAATATTGCAGCGGGTTCAAGATCCATGTTGTTTACTACCCAAGACCTCATCGACTTAAAGTCTTTTTCTTTAAGAGACTTCATAAGTGAACTTATACTTACATCAGAAAGATTCACTAAGATGCCACTATCAATCTTACCGGATACACTATATCTCTGGCATTCGCCAATCACTCTACGCCAATCAGGTGCAAACCTGCAGATGAGATCCGCAAGAACTTTTGACTCGTAACTTACACCTTCATTCTTCAGAATCGTTTCAAGTCTCTTCATGAACTTACTCGCAAGATCTGCAAGTTGTTTCTTAGAGGTATTAAACTCAATCACTGCACACCTTGAATGAAGAGGTTCAATGATTCGATTCTTAAAGTTACATGTAAGTATAAACCTGCAATTATTCGAGAATTCTTCTATGAATCCACGAAGAGCAGGTTGAGTTGATTGAGGATTTAAGTAATCAGCTTCATCAAGAATCACGACCTTAGGGCCACTATTCATTAATGAAATTGAACTCGCAAATTGTTTTATCTTAGTTCTTAATACATCAATGCCAGATTCTTCAGAACCATTGATAAGAATATAATCTAATTGTAGCGTTTCGCACATAGCTCTTGCCACAGTAGTCTTACCTAGACCTGCCGTTCCGGATAAGATGAGATTATGCATCTCTCCTGAATCTATGATCTTTTGAAAAGTATCTTTTAGATTATCAGGAAGTATGCAATCGTCTAAACACGTCGGTCTATATCGTTCCGTCCAGAGGAACTCGTCTTTGTTTATCATAGATGTATATTATCAACCTATGATTGCTTTGTACATATCTTTAATCTCTTCAGCTTCATTCTCAAATTGAGATACGGCTTGACGATGATAGAGATTTGCTACTTTTCTAAATGTTTTAGCAGGAATCTTATACTTGTCCTCGAGTGCTTTTGCAATCTCGTTGATTTGTATTCTCTGCGTATTAATTTCAGAAAGAGCTTCAGATATTTGATCTAAAGCTATCTTAATTGCTTTAACGTCTTCAGGATTATTAGGAATATTGCTCATGATAAAATGTATTTCAAATGATTAAAATAAAAAGAGGGTGCTGTTTTAAGACTGCACCCCAAAAGTCCGCTGAACTATCTTATTAGCTCTGGATGTTTGCTGCTACTGGAGCTGCAGTTACACCTGCTGGAGCTGCGCCTGGATCGCCTGCTGGTTGCTGAGGAGCAGCGGCTTTCAGGAAGTCAGTGATCCTTTGACGGAGTGCACCGATTGTTGAAAGTTCTGGACCCTCGAATGCTCCACGCTTTGAGCATACGTCAATCAATTGAACCGTTGCAGCTAAGTCATTAAGACTTAATTGAGGAGGTGTTGTTGGTTGAGTTGCGTCTGCTGGAGCAGCGTCTACTTGTTGTGCTGAGTTGATATCGACTATGTTGTCTGCCATGTTATGTTTTCCTATAGGTTTGTTCGGCTTCTCAAGAATTTGAACGCCGAGTTATTGTTAACCGGCTTCAGAATGAACACCGGCATGGTTATTTATATAAGATTAGCTACCGTATGTGCTAGTTTTTTCAAGAGCTATCCAGTATTCAACTGGTATAGTTGTATTCTCGAAGTGAGAGATAAGTTTAGAACTTATTGCAACGTTATAATCGCCTGGCATCATCTTTAAGTTACCAATGACCATGATAAAAGAAAAAGTTTCTTTACAAGAATTATCCTCGTCAATTATCATTGAATACTTATTCGCTGAAGCATTCTTTACATCACTAACTGATAAAGTAATTTTACCATCTTCACCAGTAATCTGTAGTGTAGCGTGACCTAATACAGATGCAGCTTTCTTAATCTTATTAATCATTGCCGCAGATAGAGTAAACTTCACTTCAGCCTTTGGCATATTCAATGGCTTTGTAGGTGCAGTTAATAACTCTGGAGCAGAGTAATAATAACGGATTGAGGTATTACCCTCATTAATCGATATTGAATCATCGGTGAATTCAATATCAGGATTATCTACAAGAGAAAGTGTTGAAAGAAATTCTGTAAGATCATAGATACCAAACTGTGATGGGATCTCTTCTTCAATCTTTGCATTTGCAAGTATATTCTTAGCTTCTGCAATAGTTGAAATGGTCTTACCTGGCTTGAAGACCATGTTAGGATTGATGACTGAAAAGTTTTTCAGTACATCTAATGTTGTTTCGGATAGTTTCATAATAAAGATTGTCTATATATCAGGATTTGCTTTACCAATGTCATGTTCATATAAAAAGAATAAGCAACATGCCGCATGAGCGAGATGGTGACGTCCTGTTTCGGCATCAAATTTTTCGCCTCTTTTCCAAGCCCATAAGTGTCTTTGTAAAGCATCGTAGTATCTCCTACTTGCTTCTGGAACATACCTCCAATTTTCTCTCTCATACTTTTGAGCTCCAATAGTCAACACTACAGCAAGTTCATCGAGAGCATAGGGAGGAATAAGACCGTATTCCGGCTTACCTCCATCAAACTTACGTCCAGCTGTAGCTGGTATAGAATTTAATTTAGGAGGTTCTATTGTTTTTGCCATAAGATTAATTAGAGACTGGAGGATATAGAGTCCTCCAGTCTCTTCTCAGTTTATATTACTTAGTTGAAGCTAAGCAATATTCAAACACTTTGTTGCCCTGCTTGTTAAAGCGGACGCTTGTGCGAATGCTTACGCCATCATTGCGCATGTGTGCTACCACAGCTGATGGATTAGCGATGTTCAAACGAGCTTGTGCTTGAGCGATTGTCACTGTCTTATTCTTAGTAAGATAGTTAAACAAACGAGTTTTCTGATTTGTACGAGCGGTCTTCATGTTATAACGTTTATATATGTTGGCTCGATCCTTCATTCAAGTTTACAGTAGGGATCGAAGTTTACTGTAAATTCTAATATACACTAAGTCCTGCACCTTGTAAATAATCAAATGTGTAGGAGAATACTTTCAGTGTTGAATTAATTTGCTGGAGCAATTGATTCACGGGATACTATAACTTCTGGCACTTTTGCTGTTGTGGAAGAAGCATCTATCTTGGTGTATAGATCTAGGAAAGCTACTTTCGTATCTTCATCGAATCGTGATATACAAAGTTGAATAGCTTTCATGCGATCGTTAAAGATTGCAAATGTTTGAGCAATATGGCATAATCTACGAGTTGAAATTAATTCATCGACTCCATCAGCTGCATAGGTCTTACGAATAACCTCAGACCATGTGACAAGCTTTTCGGCAAAATCTGCGTCAATTCGACGATATTTGTCCATATGATTGAGGACGATCTTTTTCTCTACGTTAAGTGTAGGATATGGTTGCTCGAATGTTGCAACAAATCGTTCAAGGAAAGCTTCGTCTATAATGGTAGCCGTGACGAACCTGCCATCTTCAGAGCCTTTACCTTTAGTGTTTGCAGTAGCTATAATATTGAACCCCAGAGCCGGACGAATGACTTCACCGGTCTTCTTAATCATGATCGGTTTACCTTCCAATACTCCTTGGAGGCACATAATCTTGCTGGTTGAACGGTCTATCTCATCCACGAGAAGTATGGCTCCGCGCTCCATAGCTTTTACTACGGGGCCTTTCGCGAATACTGTCTCACCATTGAGTAGACGAAAACCTCCGATGAGATCGTCTTCATCCGTCTCTGGGGAAATTTGAACACGTATGTATTCTCTATCGAGATTTGCACACGCTTGCTCTACCATCATAGTCTTACCATTACCTGAAAGACCTGCGATGTAGATTGGATAAAAAGCTTTTGATTTAATGATGTCGGCGATATCTGAATAATCACCCCACTTAATGTATGTTGGATCTTTAGCAGGGATATACGTATCTGTATTAAGAACAGAAGTGACAGGCGCCGATAGCTTCATTGCAGCTTCAGCTGGAATAGTGATTTCAGCTTTAAGTTGTGAAGAGTAGTCGTATAGACCACGATGCACTTTATAAGTATCATTTAAAAGTTCTGAGTATTGCTTAAACTCAAAGCCTAGAGACTTTGCAACTGCATCAATATCTTTACGACGGAACTGAGTTTGATCAGGGAAATTGCTCTGGAGTTGAGCAATGATTTGTTTGGAGTATGTATTCATGTTATTGATTAAGAAGAAGAAGATTTACTAACAAGAAGATTCTAACAAATACCGTGGA